GTGTTGGCAGAGGTGGCAGATGCTGCGGATTGCGCTGCGGAGGTAGCGGCATTGGAAGCTGACACTGAGGCTTCGCCAGATTTTGTAGTCGCAGTAGCTGCGCTCGCTGCTGCATTTGTCTCTGAAGCTGCCGCATTACTCGCGGAGGTAGATGCCTCTGAAGATTTAGTCGTTGCAGTAGATGCGGAGGTAGCCGCTGACGTTGCACTTGATGCCGCATTAGTTTCGGCAGTCTCAGCGTTAGTTTCAGCAGTCTCAGCATTTGTTTCAGCAGTCTCAGCCGCATTTTTTGAAGCGAGTGCAGATGCCGCTGATGCAGTTGCCGCTGACGCATCAGCAGAAACAGACGATTCGGAAGATGCAGCATTCGTAGCTGACGTTGCTGCATTGGCTTCAGATGTAGCCGCATCATCCGCAGATGTAGCTGAGTTGGCCTCAGATATGGCTGCTGCGTTTTTAGATGCTAGGGCATCGGCTGTGTAGGCATCGGTCGTGGTTTGATCGGGCGATCCCTGGTAAAAGCCACCTGCTGTGTCCGTCTGCGCGACTGCATCTTCTGCGATTGTTGATTCTGTCGCGTCCGTAGACCCAACGACTGTGTCTGTCGGATTGTCACCAAAAAAACCACTCATATTTAGTACCCGCTATTTACTTGAGATGTTGCTCCACTCACTTCAGAGTCACGGGCGTGTTTCACCAATCGGCCATAAGCCTGCTGGTAGCCTATCTCCCACTTTTGAGAATCTGATCCTAAGAAGTTAGCGGCCTCGACGAGAGCGCCATACAGATACAGTTCAGGGGCTAGTGAAAGCATCACGTTTGTTGGTTCGCTACTAGTTAAGCGTCCACAATCGTAGTAGTAGATCATTCGTAACTCATCAGCAGCCACAACGGTGGGAGTTGGAAAAAACTTCAACCTATACGTTTCCCTGGCGAAGTAAGTTGGCTTGCCAGACGCGGGAACGTAGCTGTGAATGTCAGACAGAGATATTCTGTCCAAGGGGACGTAGTTCCAAAAAACATCTTTGATTTCTAAAAAGTCACTAGGCAGCGTTGCATAGCCGTCAGTGTTTATAGTTAGCAAAACTGTTTTTTCGTTAGTTGGAACGCGAACTTCGTGGAATATTCTGTTTTCCGCGAGTTCAATAAAATCTGGAATTTCAGTTGCTAGGTCGGTTCGATTTAACCAATTAGCAATTGAGGCTTTGAGGCCGTCTAGGGTTGTCATACTCATAGTCTGCCGCCGCCTGTGCGTAAATAAGCGTACTCTGGTGAGTTCAGCTTTTTTCTCATTCTGGCCAGGTCTTCTTTATTCGGAGACATGACGTTTATACCTTCTTGCATCCACTCAACAGCCACCACATCAGGTATTGTCGCTACGCGAACCATGTCGCCCATGCGCTGACCTTCAGCCTGTTCTCTGGCCTTTTTATTGGCTTCAAGAATTCCGCTAACGTCTTGACTGTGGCTTATGTGGATTTTGTCATCGCTCTGATCGTGTTGAACATTTGCGATCATTTCGCCAGTTGAGAAACCGGACATTTGTAACCTCCCTAAATAAATAAAAGGATGGCCCCGTAGGGCCACCCAGTTTTATTGCTTTAAGCAGTTAGCGCGTTGATAAGACCTGACGCTTTGTCATTTTCACAAACCAAAGTTTGCTCAGTGATCATTTGCTTTTTCTCGCTGTCGCCGTTACGGGCGAGGTTGATAGTCTGCATTGGACGCAGAACTGCGCGTGACCAATATTCGGTATCAAGTACCAAACAAGAGTTGGCTTGGAGGAAGCGATTTGGAACCACTGAACACTCGCCAAATGGCGACACATATAAATCCACGCTATTCACTAGCTTGGTGCCAGTGCTGAAGTCACGCTCACGGCCTGCTGAAGCAGCAAAGTTAGCTACTACTACGGAGTGAGATGGAGTCACCTGAATCTGGTTAGGATCGCCACCAGCTTCATATACAGACTGCAAAGTACCCAACAGCAACGCTTCAGTGAAAGTACGGTTAGAACCAGCAGTGTTGGTTGTCGCTGCGTTGATCTGGTTCTGAGCAGAGGTTAGCTGACGAGCAGTAGTTGCGTTACCGGCAGTACCTGCCTGTCCAGCGCCAACGAATGCGTGTTCGATATCTCGACGCATTTCCTTGCCTTTCATGGCCACGTTCATCGCCAGGTCAGAATCACGACCGTGCTTCTCTACAGCTTCAGAAGTTCCTGAAGACTGAACTACTTTGGTGAAAATCTGCGTGTTAGCAGTTTTCATGGTGGTGGTGTTGTTAGCGGCTGCGCCTGCATCCGCGCCTTCAACTGCGGCATTAGCACCTACGGCAGCAAGCTCTGATGTCTGCCACTGGTGCAGAGTTGCAGCGGCTGTGCCTGTTCCGATTGAAGAAGTAAAGGGCGTGAGGGTAGGACTAATATCGTAAATTATATCTTCGATATCTTGTTTTAGACCGACCTGGTCGTAAGTTTTTAAAGTGTTAGCTACTACTGGCATGATTATTTACCTAAAAGTTAAGTTTTGTTCAAGAGGGCTTGAACAGCATCTTCCATAGAGCCAGAATTTTTTAGACGTTGACGCGACTTGCGATAGTTGTCCTTTTTTCCTAAATCTTTTGGTTCTGCTTTCTTGCCCGATAAAGTTTTTTTCGGTGTCGCTTTTACTTTCTTTTGCGTAACCGATTTCGCCTGATCAAACTTCATAGCTTTGTACAATGCCGTAATCATTCGGTGGTCGTGGGTCTCGTTGAATTCTTCAGAGGTCACGCCTAACGACTTTGTTGCGTACTCACCAATTGAGTAGTACAAGTCATTATTCCAATTAGGGATTGTTGATTTGAGTACAGTCAGGCTTTCTTTGGCACTTTCTTTTGCTGCCGCCTGTTGCTGTTTTTCAGAACGCTGTTGATGCTCGTTAGCCTGTGCGCGAATAAAATCGTGCGTCTGCTTCGTTTGCTCATACATAGCCTTCGCTTGCTTGTATTGATCGGGGTTGTCCACTGCGGCTTGTTCCCAATTCACGTTATCGAACCGTGATAGGTCTGCTCCAGCAGCGGTCAAGAGGGCGCTCAATGAGGATTCGTAAGTAGCCGTTTGTTCTTCGGCGGCTTTACGCTGTTCGGCAACAGATTGCGTCTTCTTGGTGTAATCAGCCTGTCGCATGTAACCAAGTTTAATCTCTTCAACCGATACGGACTCGCCGTCGATCTCGATATTGCCTTCGGTTATATATTCAGGTGCGGCTTCTGGTTCATCTTCAGATTCTTCGGTTGGGTCTTCGACCTCCTCAGTTTCTTCTGACTCCTCTTCAACTTCCTGCGACTCTTCGATCACTTCATCGGTAGTCTCTTCGACCACCTCTTGCTCATCTTCAGGTACTTCGGTTTGTTCCTCTGGCGAGGACTCCATCGCAGCCGTTAGTCTAGCAATAATGTCGTTACCACTTGCTTCAGTTGAGTCCTGTGCGGTTTGCTCTTCTGACATGGTTATTCTCCTATTTTACACTTCTTCCTGTGTCTTTGTTAATTCGTACTGATTGACCATGCCTGCAAGCTGCTGCACAAAGACCTGACCGGCCTTAAACATGTTGTATAAACGCTCCCTTTCGGCATCTGCTTCTGGGGGCGTAGCGAGAATTTGGTCTACTATCTGATGGTTCATTGTTTGAAACGCTTTGTTAAAAACTGCGCTGTCTAACATTTCCTTTGCGGCATTCGCTTCAGTTGCGATATCGCCCACTTCTAAATTATTCATCGGTTAACTCCACTGTTGTGGTTGGTTTAGGTTTGATTTTTGCCATACGCCCCCGCGAAGGGGCTTTAGGCATTGCCGTGTCTTTATCTAGCTTTCCGTCTTTCCACTTTTGAAACTCATCAAACGCCTGCTTTCGCGTTTTTTTCTTTGCATATTTTTTGTCGTTAGCCTTTTTTATAAAAGCATCGAACCTGTTCGCATCTTCAGTCATTAGCCAATACTCACGTTGCGTTTTTGTTCAGTTTCAAGTTGCAGTTCTGCTTCTGACATCTCCATTTCGTGGGTCTGCTTCTCAACGTCGAGCATCAACCGGCTCTCTGTCTCTTCCTGGTTGTGCTGCATGTTCTCCATCTCAATGAGCATCTTGTTCTGCTCTTTCATCACATCGAGTTCTAGCTGACCTTCCAGAACGGCAACCTGTCGTGCAGTCATACCCGCGTTGAACTTCTCAACTTCTGCCTGCTTGGCTGCGGCCTCTTCCTGCTGCTGCTGCATCATCTGCTGCTGCTCTTGGAACTCTGGGCTATTTGGATCGAACAGGTACATGCCGCCAGACTTAATGTTTAGCAACTCATACGCGCGACTCAGCAGCGCGTGACGCTGCGGCGCGTTGTACATGCCACCCACATTGGGATCGTTGGGGTTCATCGTGAACTGCTGATCAAGTGACAACAGTATCTGCGCTTCTTGTGCCTGCTCTTCCGGCGTTAGGGCCACAGCGACAGACATCTCTGTGCGGTCACCTAAGAACTGCGGGTTAACAGGAATAAACTGGCCGTCTAGCTGAACCATCTTTTCCTGCGACTCGTTCTCCACCGCCAGGCGATATATGTCGTGCATAAGTGGCTTTAAGAAGTTCTCAGCTAAGTTGCGGGCCATGACCATAATTCTTCGGTTACTGGCGTTCATAAACTGAGTGATCAGGTCAGAACTGTTCTGCTTACTAACAACAGTGCTGTCCATGCCACGGGCCATACGGCTCATACCGCTACGCGCTTCCTTCTCAGTTTCAAGGTTCTCAATCGCCTGGAAGACGGTGCCTGAGAGGTTAGGCATCGGCATAGGTCTGACAACCGACTCAGGGTTCGGGCTGTTAACGTCGATAACTGCGCCGACCTTATTCTGTAGCAGGTCTCTGGGATTCTTAACCAGGGACAGGTTAGCGATGAACCGTGAGGTGTTAGTCATAAATGTGTGATCGACCACGCCACGCTTCAAGCTGCTCTGCGTTTTCTGTATATCAAACAGAACATCCGCAAGGCTCATACCGTGGAACCTGTGAGGCAGTGGGAATGGCGTGAAGTACCGAAAAGGCTTCTCGCTGACTATCTCAACGTCCAACATAACTCTGCGGCTGTGAAGTACCTTCAGCACTACGCACTTCTGCAAGTCTTCGCGGTACTTCTTCATGTAACTTTCGTAGATAGTGACGTACTGGCGATCATGGTTGTCGCTGTTATCGTCATCGTGGCGAAACCCATCGACAGCGTCACGGCCTATACGCCCGTCACCCTTCATGTCCTTATCTTCATCCAGCTTGGAGACCAGTTCAGGGTCGTAGCCCTCACTTAATAGCTCACCACGGGTGCGGCTGGTTCTGTGCGAACAGAAATCAGCGTCTTCCTCATCCGTAGCGCGTGGAGTGACAAGGAAGTCTTCGGGTGGGATAACCTCAATACATATTTTGCTCTTATCGATCTTCCGCAAAAGCTCACCGCTATATAGCGCCTGCGCTACCTGCACCACTTGGCCGGTCTGCGGGTCTTGAGTCTCGCCAACCTGCTGCGTGTCTTGGTACTCAGTGATGGTGACGTTCTCATCAGACGCAAGCTGATTAAAGCTGGCCTCATCTAAACCCTCAAAGGTTTCCTCGTCATACTCATAATAATTCTTGTAGTACCGCTTCACGATTCCAGTCTTAGCGACCAGCGCATCGTGGATCACATCGTGGAGAATTTTTGATCCTTTATTCTCACGATAGAAAATGTAGTTAGTCAGCGCCGTAGCCATCTTGGCAGGCAGAAAGTCCTCTGCGGTTTGCGGATCGAAGCGGCACACGTTGCGGTCAGCCGTGAAGGTTTCCATCAACATCGCCTTCACGCTCTCGACTGCGTCAAAAACGTCCATGCTCACATGCTGTGATCTGCCGGTGCGCTCATTACCCAGCGGCATACCGTAGTAGTAGCTGTGGCCCTTGTCCCGCTGCTCACCGATCTCGCTCTCAGAGTATGAGTCGGCGGCGTTGATCATGTTTTCTAACGAGGCAAGCAACTCGCCTTCGTTTATCTCAGAAGTTATATTCATGGGTCGTATATCCTGACTGTCCGTTGGTTAGTTGCTGTCGCTCGACTGCGTTTTGCCCGTATCGGGTCACTGAGATCGCTGAATACCGCGTGGCATCCATCAAATCGTCAAATTCTTTGTGAATTTTCCCTTTCTTCCGGTGATACCGGCGAAACTCTTCAAACCAAGGCACCAAGTTGCTGAACACCCGCAAACGCCCAGTGCGAAACCGCTCCAACATCTCCATCAGCCCTGGCTCGACGTAGTTTGTGCCGTCAGGGTTGGTAAACTTTCCGATCATCAGCACCCCCGCCTCCAAGTACATCTCCGCTAGAGTTCTGCCGCTGCCCTTCTCTGTGTTGTCTCCGTCGTGGGGATAGATGCAGGGGATATCCTTACCCCTGGACTTGATAACAGTTGAGTGGACGGCTGGAATCTCGCCTTCTTTCTTGTAAGCGTCATAAACGTATATGACATCGCTGTCAGGGTCGTAGGCCGTCCAGACACAGGTGGTCGGGTGCGTTATTCCGAAGTCCACAGCGCACAATTTCTTGTAATGCTCCGGTATTTCAAACGGCTCAATCTTTATAGCCTCTTCGGCTATGGGGAAGACCATGCCCTCACCCAGAACGGGTATGCCCTTTGACCGCATATCCCGCTGGTACTCAGGAATAGCCGCTAAAAGCTGGGTCTTAGTCTCTTCAGTGATGTGTGGCGCATCGTTCCATGTGACATTCTGGAGATACTGGCCCTTGTTCGGGTTGTCCATGAACTGACTTACCAGTTCAGTCATCCCGTTCTCTGGGGTCAAAGTACCGACGAGGTAGCCGCCCTTCCCATCGTTGCCAGTGGCAGTCCTCGTTAAACACTGAGGGTATATGGTAGGGTCGGTCGGCTCCTCGTCGATCCAGATGTAGTCCTGCGAACTACCCATGAGGACATGCTGACCCTGGGTGTAGGACTTAAAACTTACAAGGCTTGTATTACCCGCCGCATGGCGCACAGCCACATCTCTTGGTAGCCGTGGCGTTCCCATCGCAGGGGTTACTTGGTAGATAAGCCTTTGAGGTATGAGGCCAGAGCCGTCGAACTTCCCATCGCCCAAGTACATGCCCAACAATTCTTTAACGATTACATCACGTAGCTGCTCACCGGACACACCCAAGCACCATATCTTTGTAGGTCGTGTGAACCTGATACCTTCCCACCAGTCTGGATATAAGCCTGTGAGGTGAAATGCTACTTCTGCTGCCTGTGAAGCAGTTTTGCCTACACGGTTTGCGGCCATCAGCATTCGTTGTTTGTTGTCTTTACCAGCGGCGTAGAAGTCTTCTTGCCAACCGTATGGCTCCCAATACTTCAGACGGTTCTGCGCTTTGTGCAGCTTCACCACGCGAATGGCTTCCGCTATTTTGAGCGCCTTATTTTTTGCGGCCTCATTTTTCAGAAGACCGTCTTTTTTGCGAACCGCTTTTTTTGAAGTCGTTTCTGTCAAAAGTTTATGCCCATCTTTTGCATCGGTGGGTAAACGGTTCCCGCTCGATATCGCGTAGCAAAGTCTTCATCCTCATTGATCCGAATCTGTGCGGCTTGTAACATCGGGACAGACATCTGTTCTGGGTGCGTACTGATAAGCTCGTCATCAGTAAAAGAGTTACGTTGTTGGTGGAGAACCCCTTCGCCTTCACGGACAACGCTTGGCGTATCGTCGGCCAGCCGGTGCATAAATTTAGCGAGTGGCATATTAAAGCGCCCCTATATGTAACGAGATATGCGGGGGCGTAGCGCCCCAGCGAGGTACCTCGATTTTGCGAAGCGCATCTGAAATGGGCGCTTCCCAGGCAGGTTTCAAGCCGCAATGATCCAAGAAGTGTACCAAATACCCGTAAGTCATTGATTTATAACGGTATTCGTCCCACCATGAGTGGGAGCGATCACAGCTTGGAAGCGTCAACGCCCGCATCCTTTAACGCTTGAAGTGCAGCGTCAACATCGTGATTGACCGTGACATCACCGCTTACGTTAGCATCCACTTCGGTCTTATCCCGCCAACCTGCTCGGTTCTTGAGGAAGAATATGGCTGCGCTTGTGTTGGGTTTGGCTGCATCAGTAGCGGAGTTGAACAGTTGGTTGGTAACGGCGGTGATGCCTTCCTGCTTGCCAGCCTTTAAGGTGTCGGCAAATGTGGCATCATCCCGCTTACGCCTGGATATAGTAGACACTGATATGCCAAGGCTTGTAGCTATCTGCTCTTCTGACAGCCCCATCTTTGCTAGGTTGTACAGCTTTTCGTAGTCGATGACCTTTGTGTTTGCCAACTTAATAACTCCAGTTAAACAGTGGATGAGGCGCATTATATCGCAGATACAACGTTATGTGGTGTATCCACTGATATGTTGACTATCGTGGTTGACACAACAGTGGACACACACCGCTGCTGATATAATGACCAATGCCTATTCAGGCACACAGCCAACCTTAGTCGGAGCATCCCATTGATTGCAGAAATAACAATGGCGGTGAGTGCCGCCAAGTCAGCACATAGTTTCATCACGAGGGCAGTCGGTGCTGGTCACAGCATCATGGACTTGTCAGATCGTGTCGCTAAGTTTTACGACAGCAGAGACGCTGTCCTGGCTGCTGAAGCTGCCAACAAAACAAAAGCAGGGTTTCTTACCAGTGGTTCAGTCGAGGCTGAAGCGTTGCAGATCGTCACAGCTAAAAAGCAGATAGATGACTTTGAGCGGGACTTGAGGGAGGTCATACTCTATACCGCAGGCAAAGAGTTCTACACCGCCATGCTGCGTGAGCGTCGAGCGATTAAGGATGCCCGCATCAAAGCAGCAAAGGCTAAAGCTGCACGGAAGCAATACCTGATCAACATCGCTGCCATTGTCGGTGCAACACTAGTCATAACAGCCATGATGCCTTTCCTAATCGTGGCCCTTGCCAGGGGCTAAATAGCCTGCACAGGGCGCACAGGGTGCACAGGGTAAAAAAAGCCACCTGTGCGCCTCAAAGCCGCATAGCCATTGGGTTTCAAGCAAAATGCACAGGGTACAGGTAAAATTGGACATGTTTGGTAGCTGGGGTTTTTATAGCCTTATAGGTTTATATATCTATCTTTTATTCTCTATTAAATAAAAAAGAGTGATTACCCTGTGCACCCTGTGCATCCCTTACCACGCCTAACTCACAGACGCACAGGTGGACGCACAGGTGCCTATTTTACCCTGTGCATTTGGGCCTTGCTTGTGCGTCCCCACACCTTAAAGGTTAGTATCCACTAACTTAATCACTTTTTCCATCTGGAAATAATATGTTCCAACTGGAACCAGTTTTTCCCACGGGAACCGACTTTTCCCACCTGGGAATCTTCAACAGCTATCATCACCAACATTGTTACTACATACACGCACCACAAAAACACGACAATCCTCACAGGCTAACAGGTTAATTGAGACGAGAGTGTAGTAGCTGGCTTGTGTTTTACTAATGCTAAAAGCCTATGAGTAACATGCATAAAAGTGCATGGATCAGGCACTAATAGGCGCATATAAATGTATGCCACAGTGTACAAAGTATATTTTATGGCACATAAAAAAACCGCCCGAAGGCGGCAAAGGTTCACTCAGGGGAGAGTAATCGGTTAGCCGTTGATGTACTTCGACATCTCAACGGCTATAAATGCGGCAAGTACCATGACCGTGGTTGAGAACAATATTATTTGCAGTTCTCGCCTCGTCATTTCTTTTTCTTCTTGGCTGAGTTCTTCATAGCCTTTGAGGTTGGTGCGCCCTTGTCACCGGCGCTTCTCATTTTTTCTTTACTGCCATTGGCAATACGTTTTTTCTTGGCGCGTATGTTCGTCCACAAACCTTTAGCCATAACTATTCCTCGTCCTCGTCGGACATGTACTGGTTCAATAAGTAGTCGTTCTTCAGCATCTCGACAGCGCCTATAAGCGCGTTGTGAGGCAGCGCAGAGAACCAAGTGGTAACGATCTCACCTGACTCGCTGCAAGATACAGCCGCAAAGCTCTTAGCCTTTGAGGTGTCCATGATCGCAGCGAACTCGTTGAGGGTGATAAGCAGGTTCATATCTAAACCCTCATCCTCGTCGGGCTTTGAGGGTTTCACTGCTCTTAGCTTCACAACTTTGTCGGTCATAGGAGTCTCTCTATCCAGCTATCAGCGCCAAGCACTATCAGCACCATTACGACCATACCTATTCCCGCTAGAGTCTCGTAGACCTCGCGCTGTATGGCCTCACGGCGCTCACGCGCATCAATTGCAGACTTCATACACATATTAATTGTTTTCATATTCACCTCTATGTTGATTATATCACTTCATGTTGTATCTATACGCGAATGCGTTTGCTGCATGTCCTGCAACCTGTGACCCAGTCGCCGTTGTGGATTTGGCATTTGCAGTACGCCTTGCGGCACTCGTCATCGACGATGTGGTAAGACCCCACTGTCTTGATCTTTTTAGGCGTAAACTGCATACGCTCTCTCGCTGTTATGATCATGCTGCCACCTCTTTGCGTTCTAAATGCTTTTCCAAGTGCGCCATAGCCCTCCAAGCTACCTGTTCCCAGTCACCATCGATCATGTGTCTCATCATTGCATCCAGCTCATCACCAGACAGTGGTCTGTCCCAGTGCAGTGTCTCGCGTGTCTGCCCGTGCTGAATGCCGCCCGCAAGCGATACCTGGGCTACCGCAGCAATTGCTCGCGGGAAGTAGGCAAAGAAACCAGAATAGACTGGTATGTTCTTTCTTTGCTGCGCGTTAATTGGCAGCTTAAACGGCACGATGTGCTGCACCGATTGGCCCTGCTCTGCCGCTGCTTTGTTAGTTTCTAGAGCTGGACACTCTTCTTGAAGTCGCTTCCACTCTGCTGTTACGTCATTATTTTTCATCAACACTTCCTCCACATTTTGTACAACTCAAATAAATTTCTACTCGCTCCACTCGCTGGTCGCCATAAGACTCCATATTCACCTCACGTTCCGCATAGACATCGTGCTTATCGATGCCACCGCACCGCTCACAGTCGTAGTCGAACAAATCCTCTTCTTCTTGCTCATCGACCACGGGCTTATTGAATATTGCGTCGAAGTTTGCAGAGAACTGAGCGTGATCAGTTGGCCGTTGCTTGCTACCTTTACTCATTACATATCCCCCCAGTTGTCAGGATCGAGGGGGTCAGTGTTTGGCCCGATGTCTAATGTTGCCCACTCGATATTGCTTAAATTGTTTGCAGCCTCAAATATCCAACGTGCCGCCTCAGTGGTGTTGACCTTCACTGTCCGATACCTGTGACCCGCATCGGATCGCATAGCGCCGTCTTGAAACATGTTGTCGAACGACTTCATACGCTTCCAGAAAGGTGCCTCCTTCATCGGAACCTCAAACTTGTTAGCTCGCAAGCTGCTCACATATATGTCGTATATCTCAGCCTTCGGAGCCTCTTCACCGAAGTTCACCACGTTGCCTGCAACACGGTTCTCACGCATCTCGCCGGTCTGCAAGCAGTTGTAAATCCATGCGGTGACGTTATCCAAAGCCTCTAACTTCTGATCTGTAAGCGCCTCAGTTTGCGGCACCAGGCGTAGGTTGATATTTGTCAGGTCGAAGTTACGCAAATAATGGATCAGCGCGTTGGCCCCACCGGCCTCATACCACGCGGTAAGACCGGCAAAGTATTCGCTGTCCTGCTGCTTGGAGTTGCCAACGTCGAACACAGCAAACCTTCTCTCATCGAGACTTGCAGGAACAACGTAGTCTTCGTTGCTGGTAAACAGGATGCGGGTGTAGTTTGGCGCGGTGTAGCTGTCGACACCCTTGCGCTCGATCTGAATCTTGTCGTTGGTTAGTAAATCTTTCAGCGCACCCTCAGAGGCTTTTGCGCCAGCCCAGTAAGCCTCATCGGCTTGCAGCAGCAGCGTGTCTTCGAGGTGCCGGTTAAAGTTGCCGGTGATGTGTTCAGCGCGGCTAACTATCTTGTGATGTGCAGCGACTAGGCCACCCAGCATCTCACCGAACTTGGTCTTGCCTGTGCCTTTACGGCCTCTAAGCACAAGCCCGACACCAACCTTGGTCATGGGCTTCTGGATCATCTGCGCGGCCCACGCGACTATATAGTTGGCGTATACAGCGTTGCCGTCAGCGACCACATCGGTGACAAAGTCAAGCCACGGCTGCACATCACCCTCTCTCGCCTCGTAACTCCACCCCCGCCACAGGTTGTAGCGTTGCAGAACCTGCATGTCTGGGGCAAAAGTAAGGCCAGCCGCATAGGTTCTGCGCTCTGGGTGTTCAAGCCACATATCTACTAGATTAATTAGCTTGGGCTTCTCGTCGCCTGACAGAACACGGCAGTTCATATGTTCTTTCTTCAGATCGTCTAGCTTGTACAGCACCAGATTGTCTTTGTTCAGGTCTTCACGCATCACACGCGCCGACCCTTCGACATGTACAAATGCCCACTGTCTAAGCATC